ATTTGACATCCGTGCTCCAGATTTTTTCAATGCAAGCGGCTACCCCGCATACAATTTTACAAACGGTACATTAACATCACCCTTAACAATTATACAAGCAGGGTGGATTCGAGGATTTACTCCACCACCGACAACGGGTCTTTCGTACAAAGAGTCGGTTGCTTGTAGACTCATAAAAAACGCATCATTGACAATCGGTGGTCAAACTATCGATCGCCTCACGAGCGAAAGACTCATCATCGAGGATGATCTCGGAGTACCATATGAGAATCAAGCCGGACTCACGATTCTCGAAGGTAAAAATGACACGTCAACTATTACCGGCCCGAGAAAGTACTATACTCGTCTCAACTTTGACATGGATGCAATAAATATGAAAGCGCTCAAAAATCAAGATGTTCGAGTCAATATCGAGTTTGAAAAGTTTGAAAATCTTCCTTCAAATTTAATCACGACAAACAGTCTCACTGATGGAGCATCATATACAAATGTCAATTTGATTCCTTTGTTGTATGGTTCACAACCTGTGTGGCCGGCATCGGTTCCAAGAGTACTCCACAACGTTCCATACAAAAATTATATGATTTACGTAATAATTGGTTTTAATGGAACAGATTATTGGTTTTACGATACTACAAAATCAAAAAGTTTGCTTTCATCATACAGAAGATGGACAGATACTTATGCATTTTACGCTGCTAACAGTAGTGTAAGACGACCTTATATCATCGAAAATGATATGTACTATTCTGATGGTTCACATACTATATATAAATTAAATATTACCGCGATGTTGAATGGGACTGCAACAGTTACACGTGGAGAGACGTTTTTTAATAATAAATATAGCATCAATTACATAGGAGCCGATGCTGTTATTACATCAGATGCGCGTTACATTTACATTCGAGACACATTTTCAATGGTTAGCATTGGAAGTAATTCAATGACGATAACAAACGTGAATTGGTTTAGTGCAAATGCGAACGTTGTCGTGACAGCGAATATTGTAACTGTTTCAACAAGTACAATGATTCCATCCGATAATACAGCTTTTACTACATATTTATATAATTATTCACCGAATCCCGTTGCACCTGCAACTACAAAAATTGCATCAATCACAAGTCAAACTGTTATTGCATCTAACCTCGTAGTTACTGGAAATGTGCTATATACAAATGGAACTACACCAGTTTTACAAAATTTTGGCAGAATTTTTCAAAACGGAGATTTAATTTGGATAAGATATGATACAACAAAACCAATAACAAATTGGTCATCGTATGATTATGTTTCATGGGCAGGTACTAACAGTCCAAAACCATTTCGTGATTTTTTAGGTTTTTTTATACCTGCTAATGCTTCATTACTAGTTCCAATTATAGACGGAAGATACATATATACATCGGACGGAAACAACATTATTGACTACATTAATAAAGTTGATACGCAAAATTTTTTGTCTGAATCATCATATACTTTTTTTGATATATGGACACTTTCAACTTCAACTAGACCACAAATGGGAAGTGTGAATACCCTTCCTAATGCAACAGATGGAAGATATATTTATTTTATAGGTGTAGTAGGTCGTCCTTTTTATCTTGTTAAGTACGATAACACAAAAAGTATTGATGATACATCTGCATGGACATCTATTCTATTTAATGACTCCAGATTTTTACCTTATAATGTTTTTGGTTATATTTTAAGTCCGTGTTTGTTCGACGGTAGACACATATATTACATAGGTGGCTCTGTATACTCAAATGGAGGTAGTTTATATATACCTAATGGGTTTTCGGTACAAGACGGAACTGTAGCTGTTTATTTTTCAATCGTAAGATATGACACTATAACACAGTCCATCAAAGACTGGATTTATTTTACCGGAAGTAATACAGCGGTGACTTCATCCGGAACAACAACTTCTACAATGACTCCTTATTCAAAACAAAATGGACAATATGGAACAAAACCATTGGCATTATACTTAGGAATGAATGTAGGTTCAAGATATATTTACATTTATGAAAAAGTCAATGGAGATGCGTCAACCTGGAGTGACTTTATTCAGTTTGATCCTTTGACTATGTTTGGAGGTAACCTTCCAACAAGTGTCATCGTGAAATACGAAAAGTATGTCAACCCTCCTCCGACCAACCAAATTTCCATGTACGGTCAGACGGATCTCAATGAATTTGTATTCAGACAAGGACGAACAAATGATTCATTCAATCTTGAGTTTGTCAATCCGGTACGTGAGTTATGGGTCGTTGTACAGGATCCGGGTGTCGTCAACCGAATCGTTCTTCGTCTGAATAACGAAATTATCATCGACGACGATCAAGTGATGACACGGTACATTCGAACCTTTGAGACCCACACAACAATGCCGACGAGCAGTAACGTCAACGTGTACTCTTTTTCTTTGGATCCAGAGAAACTTCACCCGTCCGGGACACTCAACATGTCTCGTATAGCCTACCCAGTACTTGACGTCACTTTGGCATCGGCGGCTGTATCAGATTTGTACCTTCGGGTCTATAGCAAATCATTCAACGTTCTCGGCTACCAAGGTGGGATCGGAGGACTGTTATTTAATTCTGGTTTGTAAATATGGAGAATCTCCCAGCTCAATTCTCACGACAGACGATACGTCTGCAATTTCCAAAAGACGTACACTGGGGGGATGATATCACAGTATGGATTTCTAAGGTGGGTGACCTGGCTCATTCGATGTACCTCCGTGTAACTTGGCCGACAGATGCATCAACTACCGTGCAACCAAGTACAGGAACTGCAATGATTGATCGAGTCGAATTGTCGTACAAGGACCAACTCATAGAGCGCATCTACGGTGAAAATCTGTACATGCTCGGTGACATTAAAGTTCCTCAGGCGAAACAAAGTGCCCTGTCGAATTTAGTAGGCACAGGAACTACAACGGCTTTGAGTTCCTACCACATTCCTTTGCCGTTTCTTATTCTGAAAAAGGGAATTCCGTTGATTGCTCTTAAAGAAGCTCCAAAGTTTCGAGTTGTTTTTAATCCTTCGAGTATTTTTACTTTACCCACTTTGATTACACCGTCATTAACTACAACTATCAGTATCGAAGGAACAACTGGAACGTTATCACCTTTACCTATATTCAATAATGCTTTTTATGTATCAGATTACTATTTGTTTACTAGAAGTTCTTCTTCATACATGAATTTTGATCGTCAACAATTTAATTTGGGAAGTAAAGGGTTTTCAGCTGTATGTTGGGTTTGGCTAAATTCACATAGTAATTTTTATACACAAAAGATATTCGATTTTAATAATCAAGCCGGTGTAGATGACATGTCTTTATCAATATCAGAACCAGGAACAGGTAGGAAACTTATATTCTCGTACAGAGAAACTGGAGGTGCAGAAGTTACTATATATGATGGACCAATTCTATTGAATACATTATATAAAATAGGTATAGTCTACAATCCGAACGTGGGTTCAACTGGTCAAGTTCAGATATGGATCAACGGGTCTGTTGTCGTCACAAATACATTAATGACATCAAAAGGAACTGATAAAAGTTTAGAACTTACTTATATCGGAAGATCATCATACGGCGCCGAACAATTTTTTGACGGACAAATTTACAAATTAAACATATATGATGAGGTTTTATCGAGTCAACAAATGCGAATTTTTACTACGACTAATGATTTTGGTACTGTTTCACCTATTTATACAAAACCAATTCAGGTTGATTTACTTGTCGAGTACGTATACCTGTCACAACCTGAGCGAGATTGGTTCAAGAAGAATGAACTTGTCTACCTCACGCATTCATTTCAACGTTTGCAATTTAAAATTCCGACATCAACTGCAGAAACAACATACACATACTATACTGACTTTGTGAATGACGTCAAGGAACTCTTTTGGGTTATTCAGAGTGATGCGGCGTCGAATGTTTACGATTATGGAAACCATCTCGTAAATCTTCAGCTCACTTTCAATAATCAAGACTTTGTGACGAGTGACTACGCAACCGCCCAATATTTACATGTTTTGCAGCCTGTACAATATCACACACGTGTTCCTACAGGTAACTACTACATGTATTCGTTTGCACTTCAGCCAGAAAGCGATCAGCCAACTGGTGAAATGAACATGTCAGCCATCACTCGCCAACAACATTCATTGACACTTTCAGCAAGTCCTTCGAGCACACGAAATGTGAGAATTTATGCTCATTCGTATAACCTTTTTAGAATCAAAGACGGGGATGGAGTTACTGTAAAACCATTGAGAGAGGGCGGTACAACTAAATCCGGCTAATTCGCCCATTTCCAATTTCTATATTTACATATCCATAGTAATACAAGTTGAGTGAATACTCGGATTGAATCTGAGGAGCATACTGATCCAAGAACTTTATATCGAGGTGAGTCGTTTGTGAATTGAGTTTAGAAAAGTTCAAACTTCCTCCGTCGTGGTTGTATTGCAGTGGTTTTTCACTGAAAGAGTACATGTACAGACTCTTTGTCGGCACAGAAAGCTTGTGATCGATTGCTTGTTTGAATGTATAATATAGACCACCTGGAAAGTTTGAAAGAACGTTCGTATTATTCAGGTACAATGTCGCATAGTCAATCGTGTCAATGTACCTTAATTGAACCCCATTGAAAAATGTCACAGGTGTTGCAGCAACGATGTAATTCGTCGTGTATCCATATGAATATCTGGATGCGTAATAAGCGCTATCTTCTTTCTCGTACGCTTTGTTTCGAATAAACCATACCATCATAGAAACGTTAAAATCGGCGGTGAGATTCAGACGTGCAATTCCACCTGAAAAGGTCTGAGAAGCTTCTTTCCAAACACGCGGAACTCTCAATTTGATAGGCTGACTTCTATAAAACAGTCTTTCCTCTGGAGAAAGAGTAATCTCTTCGAGAAGTAACTGAGGTTTTATTAAATCGACCGAAATTGGTGCATTTGTAATCCATGACGCCTTGTTGAATGTGAATCGTACCGAAATTGTCGAGTTTGTAAGCGCACACATTGGAAAATACGGCTTTTTGTTTTCACGCATATGAGTGTATCGCCGACAAAAAAAGAATTCGAGAGGTATGATTAAACTGAGTTCACTTGTCGCAGTCACATTTGTGTTTTCAGGTGTACCGTTACTTATCAATTGGTACATTCCGAGTTTTTCATCGGCATCGAGTGTCAACTGGTCGTTGATGACGTACCAATCATCTGTGATGGATTCATATGTTTCTCCGTCTACCAAAAATTCAGCCTTTTCTATAATCGCTCTTCCAGTGAGTTCTGTGTAGTAGTATCCCGATGGAAGTGCAGGGAGTGAGCACTTGAGGTACATGTTTGAAATGAGATCTCCACGTTCCCGTGGAAAAATATTAAGCTGGACAGTATTTCCAAGGTATCCTCCTATGCTTGCCAAAGGAATCGTGAGACGCTGTGAAATCACAAAAGGTGTATGTTGACGAATTTGTGGCGTCCATTTTGATTCGCCACCATACATGTACTTGTCTTGAGCACCGACTGCAGCAAGTGCCGAAATGGCACCCGTTCCAGCTCCACGATCGACAACTGTAGTGTAGACTTCTCGCCCTTCAGATGTCATGACATTTGAATTCAAGTCTCTGAGTTCACCGGGCGTTCCTATGATGTTTGTCGCATCAAAGTATCTTGGATCGTAGTAGCCAAAACTCGGTGCAGCGACGACGTTCGATGCAATCGCACTCGCGCCTAAAGGTGGTGTAAACGTCAGTCGCATAATTGAACTCGGTTTCATATCAAGATTTGGTTGATCCGACACGACGAGTGCGTTTGAAACAAATGGGAATGAGACTGCAGGAGGTCCTACTGAAATAACAACATCTCCGTATACATTTGCAGTGTACTCGACAACTCGTACATTTCCATAAACACCTGAAAGTCCAGTGACGACCCATCCATTCGATATATTGAGTCCCGGTGTCTGTTCAGTCAAATAGACCATAAACGCC